ATTCAATGGATTTGCAGTTGCGGTTACTTGGTCCAAACTTGGGACCATCGCCAAGATGGAGCACGTCCCGTTCGAGAAAATCCGGGTGGACAAGGAAGAGAAGATGTTCCAAGTCGCTGACTGGTATAACGACGACATGATGCAGTTGTTCCCGAAGGTGGGCGACATCGAGAAGATTCCTGCATTCGACCCGGAGAATCGCATCGGCAAGCAGTTGTTCTACTATCGTGTCTACGCAGCAGGCGTGAAGCACTATCCTCTCCCGGAATACATCGGGGGGAACGCTTGGATTGAGGCAGACGTGCAGGTGGCGAACTTCCACAACAACAACCTCCGCAACAACTTTTGGGGCGGTTACTTGATTAATTTCAACAACGGCATCCCGACCCCCGAAGAACAGGGCGACATCGAGCGTCAAATCAAGCGTAAGTTTTCGGGAACGGACAACGCTGGTCGCTTCGTTGTAACCTTCAACGATGAAGCAGCGAATGCCCCGACACTTGAACCGCTCACTCCGTCCGATATGGATAAACAGTTCGAGGTATTAAACAAATCAATCCAGCAAGAGATATTTATCGCCCACCGTGTAACCAACCCCATGCTTTTCGGGGTGAAGACCGAAGGCCAATTGGGTGGACGCAACGAATTGGTCGAGGCCTACGAACTATTCAAAGCCACCTACGTCAACGACCGGGTCCGCAAAGTGGAGCGGATGATTAACTACCTCGGCTCGTTCAACGGAGTCGAAGGGATGGAACTTATCCCTGTAGAACCCATTACCGAGCGACTAAGCGAACAAGCCCTGTTGCAGATAATGACCCAAGACGAACTGCGTGAGAAAGCAGGTCTGCAACCCTTGGAGAAACCTGCCGACGTTGTGGGACCTAACCCCCAACCCGATGAGCAACCGCAAGCCGTGGAAGCCTTGCAGAGCAACGACAACATCAAGAAATTATCGGGCCGTGAGTATCAAAACCTGATGCGAATCGTCAGGCAGTATATGCAGGACAAAATCACCTTGGAGATGGCTCGGACGATGCTATCAGCCGGCTTCGGCTTGTCAGCCCAAGAGATTGACACGATGCTGGGCGTTCAGTCCCAAGAGTTCAGCGAACCGACTTGGGGCCAAGAAGACGACGAAGATTACGGATGGGGCGAGGAAGAATTTAAGGTCTTGGAAGTGGTTGCAAGCAAGTTCGGATGCCATGCAGACGACTACCATGTCATGCACTCCAAGCCAATGCGTTTTGACACCAACATCGACGAAAACATCCGCTTGGCCTTTGCCGAACTGGGCGAGGAAGAGATTGAACTTGACAAGAAGATTGAAGCCTACCGCAAAAAGAACCGGGATGCAAGCGTTGAAGAAATGGCAAAGGAGTTCGGAGTCAGCAAAGCCAAGGTCGCCAAGCGTGTCGCCTACCTAATCACCAAGGACCGCTATCCTATCAGCCGGGCGGTGGACAAGATTGCCGAGCAGAACCTTCCCAAGAACGTCAAGGAAGTTGCCGAGCCGGTCTTGGAAGTCCGCTACAAGTACGCATGGGCCACGGGTTTCAGCAACAAGGACAAGCGGTCAAGCCGTGAGTTCTGCAAGGTCATGTTGGACTTGGCCGGGCAGGGCAAGGTTTACACCCGTGAGGACATCGACGGGATTTCTGCGATAATGGGCTACTCCGTTTGGAATCGCAGAGGCGGTTGGTATCACACGCCCAGCGGAGTGAACAGGCCCCAATGTCGCCATGTATGGGAGCAGCAGTTGGTAATCCGTAAAGGCAATAAAATCAGCAAGGCATGAAGGCACTATTCATAAGCGAAGAAACGCTGCTCGACAACTCAATCATAAACGAGAACGTATCCTACACCCAGATACGTCCTACGGTTGTCAAGGTCCAAGAGATGCGGATTCAGCCCATCGTTGGCTCTGCGTTGTACGGGGAACTCGTTACGCAGGTGGTCAGCGGTTCAACGTCTGCACTCAACCAAACGCTGCTGGAGGATTACATCCAGCCGGCTATGATTCAATGGCTTTACTACGAGTTGCCGATGGTCCTTGCGTTCAAATACATGAACAAGGGGATGGTTCGCAGAACGAGCGAAGAATCAAGCCAAATGAGCATGGAAGAAATCACCCGGCTGACCGATAAAGTGAAGAACGATGCCGAGTGGTATTCCGAACGCATTACCCGCTACCTGATGGAGAACCGCAATTCCTATCCGCTCTGGAACTCGCCTCCTTCTGCTTTGGATACCATCTACCCGAACGCTACGAACTACCGAACCGGGATGGTCTTGGACCGCAACAGGAGGATGGGAATCAGCAACTTGGACTACCCCTACCCTTACGGACAATTTGGGGCTTGTAATGACTGCTAACGATGGGCGCACATAAAAAAAACATACTGAAACTGCAGACTTATGTCATGGATAAAAATCAAGCAAGCCCTGCTGGACCTTGCAAATGCTCATCCTCAGGTCAACTCCTTCGGGACGGGCGACCCTCTTGCGGTAGGCACGGACAACACCATCAACCTGCGAACCCCAAGCCGTGAGCGTATCGTCTATCCGCTTGTGTTTGCGGACGTTCAGTCTGCAAGTACTGACGCTGGTACTTTGGACCTTGTGGTCGGTGTCTATTTTAGCGACCGGGTGGAGTCCATCAAGCCGATGGGTGGAGTGGTTTCGGGCAGCCCTACGCTGGGTTGGCAGGACAATGAGGACGAGGTCCTAAGCGACCAACTGCAGGTAGCACAGGACTTCATATCAGCCCTCACAAACGACCCGAACGAGGACTGGACCCTATCGTCAAGCGTATCGCTTACCCGCTTCGTAGAGAGCCGGGACGACCGCACGGCAGGGTGGCAGGCGACGATGACCTTTGAAATCCCTTACGGCCATTCGGTTTGTGAAATTCCAGTCTAATCTACATTTACAATTAAACGCTAAAAAATGCCTACACCCATATTGCAACAAATGCTCGGACAGGGCGGTACGATGGAGTTTATCAATGGAACCGTTACTGGAAAGAACTACGACTTCCTTGTAGTCAACACCGCTGCGACCTTCACAACTTTAACAGGAACTGGAAGCGAGAACCTGCTAACCGCTTACAACTTTTCGGGGGCCTCTATTTCCGCTGGCATCGTGATAAGCGGTCGCAACGGTGGCAAGATTACTGCGGTAACTCCAAGCGTCGGTTCGGTTATCGGTTTCACATTCCTGTAAGCAATGCTGATAGGTTACGGCTACGGCTATCCAACAAACCAACTGCTTGGCGGTGGCAATCCTTTTTGGCTTGCTTTCAACCAACGTGCAGACGCTGACGGGGCTTTGCCTGCCGAGGCTGCGGTCAATGGTTGCCTCCAAACCCGATTCCTTAACTCCTTCCAATCCTACGCTTTCTTCGTCTTTTATTCTAACTCTTGGCAGCCGTTCATGCAACGGGCGAATACCGACTCGGCTGACGCTGCGGAGGTCGCCTTCATCAACTGCCTCGAAGTCCGAATGTACAATCTCTTAAACGCATAGCAGATGCCTGCAAGCCCATCACTACTTATTGTCCCTGCCCGCTTTAAGACGGGGAAACTCTACACCCAAATCGCTACGACTTCGGCTGGGGTTGTTCTCGGTTCATCGGGGGACTTTAACGTAACCCGTGCGACTACTGCGACCCGATTCAATTCGGCTGGCTTGATTGAGAGCGTTGCAAGCGGTGTGCCTCGCTTGGATTACTTTACGAGCGGTGGAACGGCTGGCTGCCCTGCGTTGCTCGTGGAGCCGAGTGCTGCCAACGGAATCCTTAACTCGGAGGATACTGCAACAAATTGGGTTTTGGGCGCAAGCCTGTCGGGAACTTATGAGAACGTTATTGGTGTGAGCGGTAACAACTTGACCGTGGCGGTAAGTGGTTCGAGCATTGGCGTAGATGGTGGTGTTTTGCGAAGGACTCCCAATAACGTAGCCCTCGCAAGTGGCAGCACCTACACGATTTCATTTTTATTAAAGAAAACAGGGTCACACACGATTGGCGGATATTATGCAGTCATAACTGGCGGAGCAGCAGGCGACCTTGGAGGAGTATTTGATGTAAGCGGTTCTTTTAGCAGCGGTCAACTTTTTGTTTATACAGGCGCAACAAACCGAATACGCAGGGTTGAACAATGGGGAACGGATGTTTATCGCTGCTCCGAAACCTTCACGATGACGGCAAGTGGAACGCTGACTCAATTAGGATTAGCACCAACTGCTGCAGTGAACACTGGAGCGCATCCAGCAGTCGGTCTTGGCATCGCCTTCGCTGCACCGCAAATCGAACTCGGTGAAATACCGACATCGTTCATCCCCACAACCACCGCAGCGGTAACTCGCAACGCAGACGTGATAAACCTATCAGGTGCAGTCAGCGGATGCATCGGGCAGACCGAGGGGACGATTTACACGGAGTTTGAATACAAGACCAACGCATCGGAAAGGCGGTTGATTGCTTTAAGCAATGGTACGACTTCGGACAGGATTATGGTTTGGTCATTAAGCAATGTTTTATACGCACAAGTTGAGGGTAACTCAATAATATTGGCAAACCCGATAACGGAAGGTTATCATAAGTTGGCTTTCGCTTATCAGCAAAACGGAGTGAGCGGTACTTTGTTCGCAAGTTTGGATGGAGGCGCAGTAGTATCAGGAACAAGTGCGGATTTCCCTGCATCTTTGACCGACATAAACATCGGGAAAACCGAGGCAACCGCAACATCTAATTTCTTTTGGAATGCCCGCATCCGCTCTGCTGCCCTCTACACCGCTCGCTTAACCAACGCTGAACTCGCTGCCCTTACAACCCTCTAACAATGGCCTGTTTCCGTAAACTCTCGTTCCCATCTGCAAGCATCGCAGACCAAGTCCTCGCCAAATTGGACCCAATGGATAGCGTTGTAATCCTCGGCCACCTTTGCGAGCAAGCCGACAAGGAAGGCAACTGCGTCAAGGTACGCAAGGAGTTCAGCGTTGACGTGCTATTCCACGCAGACGAACCGAGCGAACTCGCAGCCGCCTACGTCATTTGGCCTCGCCCTTGCGGAGTCCACGCCTTTGCAGGTTGGGAGGCACAATACGAAGCAGACTACAACGCCAACAAACCCAAGAGCAAATGAGATTATTCCGCAAACGCAATCCCGAAACCCCAAAACTCCCTTTTATGAAATCAGCAGTCATCGCACTACTTCGCCACCTTCTCACATTCATCGGTGGAACCCTTGTCGCCAAAGGCATCATCGATGCAGCCACTCTCACCGAAATCATCGGTTCCGTATTGACCTTGCTTTCAGTAGGTTGGATGGCCTTGGATAAAACAAAGGGTAAGGAGTGAACCTAATCGAAACCACCATCGTCGGGAGCGTTGCAGCAATCGTCGGTGGAG